AGACAAGTGGCAGGGACGCTCTGTTGACGTTGTATGGCTAGACGAGGAACCCAGTAGGGAACTCTACTCACAGGCCGTTACACGAACTCTGGATAGAAGAGGCATGGTTTACATGACCTTTACACCAGAACAGGGCATGACAGAAACTGTAGCGGCTTTTATGAATAGCATTCAAAAAGGTCAGAGCCTTACTAACGCTACATGGGATGATGCTAGTGAACAAGTTAAGTCATTAAATGGTAAATCAGGACACCTTGATGACAATGTAATGCAACAAATTCTTAGCGCATACAGCCCACATGAGCGGGAAATGCGTAGATTTGGTAGACCTTCTATTGGTTCAGGTCTTATATTTCCTATACCAGAAGAAAATTTAATGATTGATCCTATAGAGATAGAGGATCATTGGCCTAGAATAGCCGCAATAGATTTTGGATGGGATCACCCTACCGCAGTAGTATGGTGTGCTATAGATCAGGAAGAAGATACTTTTTATATATATGATTGCTATAGAGCAAGTAAAGCAAGTCCTTCAGCGCATTCAGAAGTAATTACACAGCGACCATATTTTATTCCAATAGCCTATCCTCACGATGGAAATAGAAGGGATAGTATGGGAAATCCCGGTCTTGCAGAGCAGTATAGGAATCATGGCTGTAATTTTAGAATGGAACATTTTACTAACCCTCCCGGTTTAGGTCAAAACAAAGGCTCTAATTCAGTAGAAGAAGGACTTATGGCTATGCTACAAAGCATGGAAGCGGGCAAGTTTAAAGTGTTTAACACGCTACCACATTGGTTTGAAGAGTTTAGAATGTACCACAGAAAAGAAGGCAAGGTAGTCGCTATTCGTGATGACTTAATGTCAGCAACACGATACGCTTTCCAATCACAACGATACGCTGTTGCAGGGTCTGACCCTGAATGGAACAGTGATATAACCTATAGGAATTACGGAATTGTCTGATATAGAACAAGAATTAATGTCACGAATTCATCAAGAGATAAATGATTCTCTTGGGTATGATGGAGAAATTTCGTTACAAAGAGAAGAGGCTATTAAGTATTACTATGCTCTTCCTTTTGGTAATGAGGTTGATGGTCGTAGTCAATACGTTGATTCTACGGTACAAGACACTATAGAGTGGATTAAACCTTCTTTAATGAGGGTGTTTGCATCTGGCGATGAAATGGTTAAGTTTACACCGCACGGCCCAGAAGATGTTGCTAATGCAGATCAGGCAACTGACTATGTTAATTATGTTTTTACTAAAGATAATCCCGGTTGGGAAATATTGTATTCATGGTTTCATGATGCTCTTCTACAGAAAAACGGTATTGTAAAAGTTTGGTGGGATGAATACCCAGAAGAAAAAAGAGAAGAGTATAGAAATCTTGGAGATATGGAGTTTCAATATCTTATTTCTAATGATGAAGTAGAGGTATTAGAACATACAGAATATGAACAAAATGGATTAATACAACATGATTTAGCAATCAAAAGGTCTAGTTATAACGGTAAAATAAAAATTGAAAACGTACCGCCTGATGAATTTTTAATTTCTAGAGAAGCAAAAGGTATTCAAGACGCAAGGTTTGTTTGCCACAGAGTAAAGAAAACTGTATCAGAACTTAGACAGATGTATCCTGATGATGATTTTGATGTTGGTGAATTAGGCGCAGGATATAACGAAGAAGTTTACAATGCAGAACGTCAAGCCAGATATGAGATAGATGACTCATATGCTTGGGGTGATGGCATGAATGAGACTGGTGAAGAAGCGTTAAGGGAGTACTGGCTTCATGAATCATTTATAAAAACAGACTATGACGATGATGGCATTGCAGAACTAAGAAAAGTTTGCAGTGTAGGCGACTATATATTTTCTAACGAAGAAATTGACAAGGTTCCTTTTGTCTCCATTACTCCTTTAAAAATTCCTCATAAGTTTTTTGGTATGTCTGTTGCTGATCTTGTTATGGATTTACAGTTAATTAAGAGTACGTTAATGCGTAACTTAATGGACAATGCTTATAACCAAAACTTTGGCAGGTATGCTGTAATGGAAGGTCAAGCAAACCTTGACGATCTTCTTACACAACGTCCGGGCGGCATTGTAAGAGTTAAATCACCCAATGCAGTTATGCCCTTGGCTACTCCTCCTTTACAACCAGAATCATTCCAAATGCTTGGCTATCTTGATGAAGTAAGGGAAGCAAGAACTGGTGTAAATAAAAATACACAAGGCATAAATCCAGACGCTCTTACAAGTCACACAACTGCAACAGCGGTAAATGCTGTTATGACTAACGCTCAAAGTAGAGTTGAGTTAATTGCTCGTCAGTTTGCAGAAACAGGCGTTAAAGAACTTATGTATTTTATCTACGAACTTTTAGTTAAGTATCAAGACAAAGAAAGAGTTGTTATGTTAAGAAACGAGTGGGTTCCTATTAGACCAGATATGTGGTCAGATAAAATGGATTGCACTGTGTCTGTTGCTCTTGGTAATGGATCAAAGAATGAGCAAATGCAACATTTATCTCAGATGTTACAGTTTGCTTCAGAATCCATGCGTGGTGGATTACCTATCGTAACAGTAGACAATATGTACAATTTAGGAGCGGCTTTAATCAAAGCAATGGGTTATCAGAATGTTGATGATTATTTAACTAAACCACCGCCTCAACAACCAGAACAACAAAATCCTGAAGCGCAAATGAAAGCGCAACAAGATCAAATGGAAATGCAACTCAAACAAAAAGAGTTAGAAATAAAAGCCGCTGATGTACAAGTTAAGATGGCTAAGATTCAACAAGACGCGCAAGAGGCGGCAGTTGATGCTCAGTTAAAAGCGGCAGAACTTGCTCTCGAAAGAGATCAAGAAAGATCAGTATTAATAGGATAGTACAATGATTAATTTTACAGACAGAGAAGATTTAATGAGGTGGTACTACAATACTCATTCACCTGTACCACCGCAAGGTGAATCAGGTTTGTTTAGTGATTATATCCCTCCTAATCAAAGCAACTACCCATCAAGCATGACATATCCTCCGATTACAGAATATGTTGATGAACGCGGTCTTATTCCAGATATTAGCAAACTTCCCGCAGGTGTTATTCCTGATGCTGATCCGGGGCCATTCTATGGCATAGATGATCCTACTTATCTTGAAGAGACTGGAGGATTTGATATGAAAACAGCAGAAGGTTACGAAGCATATCTTGCAAGTTTACCACCAGTACCAGAAACGCCTCCATCAACTATAACTTATGACGCTTATACAGGAGCGCCTATTGTAAGGGATGCAGATGGTGTTGGAGATGGTTCTAGTTTTGGATTAATAGATTCAGCATACATAGGATAGTAATGACAGAAAAACAACGAGAGGAACAAGCAAAACGCCTCCTCAATGACCCGATGTTTAACGAAGCATTTGAACAATTAGCAGAACATATACATACCACTTGGATACAAACAAGTGTGAAAGATGTCGAAACTCGTGAGCAATCATGGCTTTCTTTACGGCTCCTTGAACGTATACGCTTACATCTAACCAGTATCGTAGAATCTGGAGAGTTAGCGAGGAAAATCAAGGACATCCATATATAGGAGAATTTGTAATGGCGGATACCATTGACCCGCAAGCAGTAGAACAAGGCAGTATAGCCGAAGCACAAAGTGCTTTCCTTGGACTTTTGGAGCCTGAAGAGGCCAAACCAGAAGCCGAGGCAAGCGAACCTACTGAAGATGTTGATGAGTCTACTGAGGAAACTCAAGACGAACCATTGGAAGAGGATGCCTTAGAAGAGGAAACCGAAGTTGAGGAAGAATCTGAAGAGGAACAGTTAGATGAAGATGAGGAAGTAGAGACTGAAGAAGTTTATTCCGTTAAAGTTGACGGAGAAGAAATGGAAGTTAGTCTTGACGAACTTGTTAATGGGTACTCCCGACAATCTGACTATACTCGTAAAACGCAAGAACTTGCAAGTCAGCGAGATCAAATGGCCCAAATGCAACAGCAATGGGCTACTGAAATTTCACAGGCACAAGCGGAGCGTCAGCAATACATGGAAGCACTAGGACAATTTGTTCAGAATTCTATGGCAGGTCTAGAACAGTATGCAAATGTAGATTGGGAAAGTCTTAAAGAAGAAGACCCCATTGGATTTGTAACTAAGAAAGAAGAGTTTCGTGACGCTCAAGAACGTGTTAGGCAAGCGCAAGCACAGCAAGGAGTTGAGCAACAGAAACAACAAGCAGAATTTGCTAAAGTCAAGCAGATGGCCCTTCAGGAAGAACACAAACGCTTAGTCGAAGCAGTGCCTGAATGGAATGATCCAGATAAGCGTGGCGAAATGGCAAAGGAACTTTCTTCTTACGCTCTAAATCAGGGATTTAAAAAAGAAGAACTGGAAGAGTTAATAGACCATAGATCGTTAATTGTACTAATGAAGGCGGCTAAGTATGACGCTCTTCAGAAGTCTGACGTTAAAGCCAAAAAGATTAAGAATAAACCTAAAGTTATTAGGGCAGGTAAAGGCACCAATAAAAAAGCCGATACCGCTAAATCCAAACGTATTGCCTCAATGAAGCGTCTTAAAGAGAGTGGTCATGTAAATGATTCTGTATCTCTCTTTGAGGATTTTGTAGACATTTAACAAAGGAGGTAATCTGCTATGGCAGTTCCCGGAAATACCCGATTGACCTTTGGTGGCGTACAGGTACGCGAA